GTGGGGTCATCGCGTTAAATTCTTCGCGTGTTTTCTTCTTGCTGTCACCTGTGGCAATCGGATTGTCCACAGCTTCGACTGGTGCGGCGTGACCGCTAGCGGCGAGCAATTCCGATGCTTTGATGGCTGCGGATTCGTTAGCGGTAGCGACTGCGGTTTCTAGCTCGGCAATGCGCAAGTCCTTTTCGGTGAGTGCGTTTTTTACCGTGTCAAGTTCTGCAAGTTTGGCAGTCAAATCGGCTTTGGCAGTGGAAAGCTCAACGATAGCATTTTGCAAATCGTTTTCGCGTTCTTGCAAGCGTGCGCTGACTTCGGAAATTTGCGTTTCGGATTGCGTCAAGCTGGTTTCAAGTGCGTTCACTTTTTCGACAAGTGCCGCGTCTGGTTTGAATTTGTCTAAAATGCTCATCGCTTTTGTGTTGGTGTCAAAAATTTTCGACGCAAAACCTAGTGCAACGGCTTCCCGTGCGTTCATCCAAGTTTCTTTTTTCATCATCTTGCGGATTTCTTGCGCGTCGATTTTGGTTTTCTTGGCGTAAATATTGGCTAGGTCTGCGCTAATTTCTTCTAGCAAGTCTGCCGTTTGACGCATTGCATCCGCGTCTCCGTGTTTTCCTGCCGATGCTTCGTGAATCATCATCTGTCCGTTAGATGCAATGATGATTTCATCCGCTCCCATGGCAATCACACTGCCCATACTAGCAGCTAGCGTGTTGATCTTTGCCGTGACAAATACGCCACGATTGCGCAATTCAAGCATTGCGTTATAGACTCGATAACCATCAAACACACTGCCGCCGCGTGTGTGAATCTCGATCTCAAGCGTGTCGATTGCCTTGTCAGCACTCGCGACAATATCGCCAAACTTCGATGAATTCTCAACGGATTTCATGCCGTAAGTTTTGTCGATTTCCTCGATCACTTTGTTGACCGTCCATGTATCAACATCGTCATCAAGTTTGACGCGTGCCGCTTTGTTTTCAATTTTGAATAGGCTCATTGCTTTGGTTGTCTGGTTGTTGTTGCATGTCGTTTGGTGTCAGCATCTGCATTTCTCTTTGCTCAATGACGATGCCCTCCGATTCCATTTCTCTGTTGGCTTCGGCAACTGCTCGTTTTTGTTTTTTGAGATAGCTGATACGTGCCGCAATTTGTTCATCCTCGTTTTTGCCAAGGAATCCGAGAACGTCTTGCGGGTTGTAAAATCCTGCACGCCACATTTCGAGAAGTTCTTTCGAGACTCGCCCGTCATCAATGGTTAACTTTTGCGGTTTGGTAAACGTCCAGCGATACCACTCAGAATCTTGTGGCAAGTCTCCGCGCTTTTGAAACTTGGCAACGGCATAGCCCACCATGCGATTGGCTGCGTATTCAAGAACGTCTTGGCGATCTTCGATTGCACGTTGTGCGCGTCCTAAGTCGGCGCGTTCTGCTGTGCCTTGACCTGTTGCAAGCCATACCATGCTATACGGCCAGTTAATGCCAGCAAGTGCTTTGCGATAGATGCGATTCTGAAACGATTCCCACATGTCGCCCGGTCTATCGTTTTTGATTGTCTCCAATTTCCCGCCGCTTTTCGCTGCAAAATACCGCACTTGACCGCCAGCGTATGTTTCGGAAACGATGCCGCGTTGCGCTGGTTCGCATCCGTCCAGAATTGCGGCGTTATCGTCAATGTCTGGCATGCCCGTTTCGTTGGTTTCGATCAATCCAATGCTTGAAAGCATCAATTGCGCATGACGTTCCCATTCGTGGGATTGCAAAGCATCGCGCAAGTCGTTGATCGCGTGCGTGAAAGCTGGCAATCCGCGCCCCTGCTCTTGGAACGAGGGATCGTAAAGGTGAATCACATCACGCGCCGAAAGATAATCAATAAGGTTGCCGTCCTTGTCATTGTAAGCGTATGCAACTGGTGCAGCATCGCTGTAAACAATGCCGTCAGCGATGGGAAGCCCTTTGTATTTGCCGCCTTGCAAAACACCGTCGCTGATTCCGTAAGGGTTGGCGATGCGATGACATGGCAAGTGCTGAATTCGTGGGTAATCGGCTTTAGTTTTCGTTAGAAGAATGAACGCCTCCCCGTCTCTGTCGATTGCCGATGATAAAAGAAAAAGCGTTGTCTGAAAATTGTGCATCCCGCCCCGAACGTCGCAAACTTGCGCCCATTCGGAGTTGATTTTTTTCTCTGCCGCCTTGACAAATTCCTCGTTTGTGGATCGTGATTGAGCTTGCCAACTGCGCCCCACGGCATACATGGCACGCTGGTCGATTGCACCTTTCAATACACCTTCATTTAGCGATAGTCTCCGAGATGCTGAAACGAGCGTTTTTCTATCCCATGACGGCACAAGTTGCCCTAAGTCCTTCATCTGGACTGGTTCATAAGGCCGCGCAGGATCATTTCTGCGTGCTCCGCGTGCTGCTTGATAAGGGTTACCGTATAGATCGACAATCATGGTTTAGAATCGGGCTTGTGTTCGCGTTGTTGGCGCAATGCCGCGTTGAATGTGAGAGATTGCCAGACGCAACGCTTGAATGCGCTGCATTTCGGAAAGTTGAACGAGAACGGTGTAGGAAACGCCGTTCTTTTGCGATTGTGTGAGCGTATTGCCCCCGCCTTTTGTTAGAGTGCCAGTGAGTGCCGCGTCATGCGCTGCAATAAGGTCATTCACAAGCGCTGGATTGCGCTGTGATGCACTGTAATACGACTTGACCAACTCCGCTACGCCCATGACTTTGCGGCGGTGTCAAATTTTGACTAGTCATCCGCTTGTGTTTCAGGGCTGCCGATAATGCCAAGCATGGCAGCAAGTGAGACTTGCATCGTTTCGCAGTCGGCGGCGTGGTTGTCGTTGTGTTTTTTTACCCATACCGCGCTTTTACCTTCGCCTCTGCGCACTTCCGCATCGATCTGCCGTAAGTATTCTTTGCCGATGTCATCCGCAATTTGCCAAGCTACGCCTTTTTGGTTTCGTAGCTGAAAAAGAATGTCCTTCATCGCTAACGCGGAAAAGAAAGCGACTTGCGTTTTTTTGCCGTCTGATGCCGTGACAGTTTGGAAGCGCGAATAGGATTTGTAAATTGGTTTTCCTGTTTTTTGGACATGCGGGAAGCTGTCTCTTTGGTCGCCGCGCAATGCCATCCATCCGTATTTCGCGCATCTTTTGAAGATCTCGTCTTTTTGAAAGCCCGAATCTATCAAAACCTTTTTTGCGTCAACGTTATATTGATTTTGCAACACTTGCAGTCTATCCCACGTATCAACCTTGTCGAAGTGCAACAGCATTGATGATCCGTCATCGCGCCATGCTCGAATTACAACCCAAAAGTGATCCTGCTGTCTGTCCACGGTCATAAATCTGACTTTCTCGCCGTCGATCTTCTGCCCTTGATCGTAGTCGGTCACGGAATAACCGAATCCTTCTAGGGTTGCTCGATTATCCTCTTTATTGTCATCCCAAAAATCAGCAAGACGTTTTTGGATAAATGATTTCAGCAACTCCAAATTACCGCGTGAAACTTCATGCATGGCTTGGATGCGTTCAAAAACCAACTTAGAAAGCGGGATATACCAATTCTCTAGCATTGTGAAGCGGTAGCCATTGCTTGATTTGATGCCGTCCTTTGTCTTTTTGTAAACTGCCGTCATGGATAAACGCCGCCGCAATTCTGGATTTTCCGTGATCTCAAAATCACATTCAGAATTTACGCATGCAATCCGCGCCGTTTCTGCGCTGGCGATATCGTCGTTTGGAATTTCATCATATTTTACATTGCACCATGCAAATGTTTGCTCTGTCTCGCATTTCGGGCATTTGAAAAATCTTTCATGTTGATTTGTCAATTCCCACTTGCCATGCCAATCGTCACGCTTGACGCTACCTTGTGACATGAGAATGTATTGACTGTTAAAGCGGTCGTGCAAACGCGCTTCCGCTTGTCTGACAATCCCTTTTTTCCATTCGTGGATCTCGTCGCCGAAAACTCGGCGCATCGACCGCGCTTGTGTTCCGCTGATGTTTGCCCCCGTAGAAAACAAGGTCATATGTGGAAAGATGATTGCATCCTTTCTTGCCTTGTGGCGATTCTTTCCACTCGGTATCAGATTCCTAGTTTCGGGCGTTTCTTTGAACGTATGCATCAATCGTGTTTCGAACCATTCTTCGATTGTGCTGTTTGTCATTCCGACAATAAGCGTAGGGCCTGGATCTTCGGCTACGATGTAAGCCATCGCCGCTTCCATCATGGTCGTTTTTCCTGAGCCAGTAGGAGCAAGTAAAATGATTTCAGAACATTCAGGACTTGCCAACTGATCAAGCGGGGCGTTCATCCATGGCGTTGCGTTCTTGTCGTAAAACGGAAATTTACCCTCGTAAATGGCTACGCGATCATGCGCCCAATTGCTAGGGGCTAGCCTCTCGGGCGGCTTGCACGCTTTACGGAAAGCATCAAGCCCGATTTCTGTCTTGTCTATCACTGCCATAAATCACTGTTTTTGTCGGCTATGGTTTCAAGCATCTTGTCCATATATGCGCGTATCGTTTTTTGCATGTCACGCAAAGATTGCCCGTATAGAGCTTGTGGCAAATCCACTTGCGCTTTGTTCGATGCCGCTTTTAGTGCCGCGCCACGTTTGATGTTTGCCACGCACTCAATTCATTAGAGAGCGTTCGGCGCAGCTTGGCGTTGCGACTGCCACCTTAGCGCATTGGGAGAATGACGGGGTTAATCTTGCCGACGATGATTCAATCAAAGAGCACCTTGCAAAGCTAACTCGATTACCCAAAGGACTAAAAGACGAATGGAAGCCCGAGGATAATTCTTTGCCAGAAACGCCCGACATGGCGCAACTGAAAAACGAGCTACTCAGAACACAAGACGAAAGAACGGCGCGACGATTAGCGAAACA